TGATAGGGATTTATAAAATAACAAGTCCAAGTGGCAGAGTTTATATTGGACAAAGTTTAGATATAGAAAAGAGAAAGCATCAATATACAATTTTAAGTTGTAAAAGGCAGCCTAGACTGTATCGCTCACTAAAAAAATATGGCTTCTCTCAACATACCTTTGAGGTTGTAGAAGAGTGTGTAGACTTTGTTTTAAATACAAGGGAGAGGTACTGGCAAGATATACACAACGTATTATCAGAAAGAGGAATGAATTGTAGGTTAACAGAAGTAGGGGATAGAACAGGAAGGCTTAGCGAATACTCAAGAGAGAAGGTAAGCAAAGGAAATAAGGGTAAAAAAAGAACAGAAGAGCACAACAGGCACCAGTCTGCTATAAAAACAGGAGTAAAACAAACACAGCAGACTATACACAAGAGAGTAGAAAAAAACAATAAACCAGTTTTGCAATATACATTAGCAGGGGATTTTATACAAAAGTGGGATTCTCAAAGACAAGCTGAAATTGCTTTAGGTTTAAATAGGTGTGTAAATGCCTGTCTGCGTAAAAAACAAAAAACTGCTGGAGGATTTGCTTGGAAGTATGGATAAAAGTTCGTATATTAAATAAAAGTTATTAATTAAAAATAGGTTATAATATGACAAGTTTAGGAAAATTGAACCTCTACGGAAAAGGATTCCAAATAAAGGTGTTAGGGGCACTACTTACAGATAAGAAGTTTTTACTAAACGCAAGAGATCTACTACAGGTAGACTACTTTGATTCAGATGCTCACAAATGGATTATAGAGACTACGGTAAAGTATTATGATAAGTACCATACAACAATTACGCTGGAGGCACTAAAGATTGAATTACAAAAAGTAGAGAATGATATTTTACAGGTAGCAGTAAAAGCAGAATTAAGAAACTGCTATGAAGCATCACAAGAGGACCTCATTTACATAATAGAAGAGTTCATCACTTTCTGCAAAAACCAGGAACTAAAATCAGCATTACTAAACTCAGCAGACCTACTAAACCAAGGAGACTTTGATGGAATTAGAGCAGTGATTGAAAAGGCTATGAGAGCTGGTATGGATAAGAATATGGGTCACGAATATAACAAAGATGTTGAAAGTCGTTATAGAGAAAACTACAGACCAACTATTCCATCACCTTGGCCAATTCTAAATGAAACTATTGGAGGAGGATTTGGTCCTGGAGATTTAGCAATTATGTTTGGTAATCCTGGAGGAGGAAAATCCTGGACGATGGTTGCAATAGCAGCGCATGCAGTATTAATGGGATACAATGTAAACTACTACACATTAGAACTTGGAGAGGACTATGTAGGAAAAAGATTCGATTGCTACTTTACAGGTTACGGAATTGAAGAAATAAACAAACACAGAGGTGAAGTTGAAAAGATTGTAGGTAAATTAAAAGGAAAACTTATTGTAAAAGAATATCCACCAAAAGGAGCTTCAATAAGCACAATCAAAGCACATATCCAAAAATGTATGGATGTGGATCACAAACCCGATATGATTATTATTGACTACGTTGATTATTTAAAAGCACCTTCTAAATCTCGTTTCACAGAAAGAAAAGATGAAATCGATGACGTATTCATTGCAACAAAAGGATTGGCTAAGGAACTTCAAATTCCTATTCTAACACCCTCTCAAGTCAATAGAATGGGAGCAAAGGATTCAGTTATTGAAGGAGATAAAGCAGCAGGGTCGTATGACAAGATGATGGTTGCAGATGTATGTTTATCTTTATCAAGAATGAAAGAAGATAAAGTTTTAGGAACAGGACGTATCCACGTAATGAAAAATAGATACGGAATGGATGGTATGACTTGGGATGCAAAAGTTGATACGAATAATGGTCACATTGAAATTCTAGGAAACATGTTAATAACCGAGTCAGGTGATAAACCTAGAGGAAATTTTAAAGAAATCGCCAATAAGTTCTTTCAATTGGAGCAAGACGTTCCTTTCTAAAATGCTATTTATTCTTACAGTCCTAATTTATAACAAATATTAAAAAAAGCGAATATGAGTCTAAAAGACGAACGCATAGTTTACAAGCCTTTTGAGTACCAACAAGCACACGATTACTGGCTGAAAGCACACCAGGCTCACTGGCTACATACAGAAGTTCCAATGTCACAAGACGTAACAGATTGGAATTCGAATCTTAAACCACACGAAAAAAACGTTATTGGGGGAATCCTGAAAGGATTTGCTCAAACAGAAACGGTTGTTAATGATTACTGGACAACTTTGGTTACCAAATGGTTCAGAAAACCTGAGATCATTATGATGGCAGTTACCTTTGGAGCGTTTGAAACTATCCATGCTGAAGCATATGCTTTGTTAAATGAACAATTAGGATTGGATAATTTTGCAGAATTCTTAGAAGATGAATCAACAGCAGCTAAAATTCAAGCTTTAATAGATGTTAGAGATGGAAATACAGGAGAAACAGACTGGCATGAAGCAGCTAGATCTCTAGCAATATTCTCAGCATTTACTGAAGGAGTTAATTTATTTTCTTCCTTTGCAGTACTATTATCATTTAAAATGAGAAACAAACTAAAAGGAGTAGGACAGATAGTTGAGTGGTCTGTAAGAGATGAATCACTTCACTCTGAAGCAGGATGTTGGTTATTCAAACAATTAATGAAAGAATACCCAGAACTAAAAACAGAAAGACTTATCAACGATATTAGAGAAGCAGCAACCCTTGCTCTTCAATTAGAATTTAATTTTATTGATAAAGTATTTGAAATGGGAGATTTGGAAAACTTAACCAAAGACGAATTAAAAAACTTTATTAAACACAGAGTCAATACCAAGATGGGAGATTTAGGATTGAAACCCCTAATACCTTCAGATCAAATTGATAAAGGAGCTTTGAAACAAATGTTATGGTTTGATAGTTTAGTGGCTGGGAAACAGCATTCCGATTTCTTCGCTGTGCGCGTAACAAATTATTCAAAAGGAGCTATGGATTGGGACAACGCATTTTAATTATGATAAAGATAAAAGACTTGATAAAAGAAGGTTACGAACCATCGTTAAAAGATCTTGGTGAAACTGGGTATAAGGTTATTGCTACCGTAGATGGAAAACATATAGGTGAATTACAGTTTATAATAAGTAAATTTAAACCTGTTTTAAAAGCTGCCTCCGTTGTTGTAGATACTAACTACCAAAGACAGGGAATCGGATCTGCTATGTATCAATTTGCAGAAAAGGAATTGAATATGAAATTCGTAAGAACTGACGATGTACTAACAGGTAGCGGTAAAGCACTTTGGAATGACCCTAATAGAAAATTCGGAAATTTATAAATTACAACAAAAATATGAGAGTAGACTACAGTACCTGGAAACCAGGTGTAGATTATCCGGAATGGATGAATGAAGTATCTTTGGCAACAATTTCAAATGGTTATTTACTACCTGATGAGAATCCAAAGAAAGCATATAGAAGAGTTGCTGATGCAGTAGCTAAAAGATTAGATCGTCCAGATCTAGCAAACAAATTTTTTAAATACATGTGGAAGGGTTGGTTAAACCTAGCTTCACCTGTACTATCTAACACTGGAACTGATAAAGGACTACCAATCTCATGTTTTGGAATAGATACTCCGGACTCTATTAGAGGAATTGGATTAACTAATGCAGAACTAATGAGACTAACTTCCCTAGGAGGTGGAGTTGGAATTGGACTTGGAAGAGTTAGAGGTAGAGGAAAAAAAATCGGAAACGGAGAGACAGGACAGTCAGAAGGTATTGTGCCTTGGGCTAAGATCTTTGATTCAACTATTATTGCAACAAACCAAGGATCAGTCCGTAGAGGAGCAGCTTCTGTAAATTTAGATATCAATCATACTGATATAAAAGAATTTTTACGCATTAGAAGACCTCAAGGAGATCCAAACCGTCAATGTTTAAACTTACACCAATGTGTTTCCATTGACGATAAGTTTATGAAGAGATTGGAGCACAGAGATCCACAAGCAATGGAACTATGGGTTGAAATTCTTAAATCAAGGGTAGAGACAGGAGAACCGTATATCATGTTTAAAGACAATGTAAACAACGCAAATCCCCCTGCATACGTTAAGAATAACTTAGATGTTACAATGACTAACATATGTTCAGAGATTGCACTACATACTGACGAAGAGCATTCATTCGTATGTTGTTTATCTTCTCTAAACATTACAAGATACGATGAGTGGAAAGATACTGACTTAGTTGAGACAGCGATCTACTTCTTAGATGGGGTACTAGAAGAATTCTTAATTAAAACAAACGGAAAAGATTCTATGATTAGATCTCACCGTTCAGCCAAGAAAGGAAGAGCATTAGGATTAGGAGTTTTAGGATGGCATACATTCTTACAACAAAAAAATATTCCATTCACATCCATTGCAGCAACTTCTTGGACAAATAAGATATTCTCTCAAATTAAAAATCAAGCAGAAGCAGCTTCAAGAAAATTAGCTGAGGAATATGGGGAACCAGTTTGGTGTAAGGGAACAGGAATGAGAAACACTCACCTTATTGCAATAGCACCTACAGTTTCTAATTCAACAATCTCAGGAGGAGTATCAGCAGGTATTGAACCAATCCCAGCTAACGTATATACCTTCAATTCATCTAAAGGAACTTTCATTAGAAAGAATCCAGTATTAGAAAAGTACTTAGAAGACAGAGGACATAACACAGAAGAAGTTTGGCAACAAATTCTCAAAGATAGAGGATCAATTGCAAACCTACCAGAAGATATTATGCCTATTGAAGATAAAGAGATTTTCTTAACATTTGCAGAAATTAATCAATTAGGATTAGTAGAGCAAGCAGCTATTAGAGGTAAGTACGTAGACCAAGCTCAATCATTAAACTTAGCATTCGATCCGGGAGATAGTCCTAAATTCATAAACCTTGTTCACCAGACAGCTTGGAAGCTAGGATTGAAGACACTCTACTACCTGAGAACAGATTCAGTAATTCGAGGGGACATTGGAAGTAGAACTTCTGAATCCTGCCTTTCTTGCGATGGATAAAAAGTAAAAATATGACAACAATAATACTAACAGGAGTATGTACAATACTGGCCATACTCCTAGTTACACAGGGAAATCATCTTAAAGGAGAAATCACTAAGCTCAAAACACAGTTACAAGAAAAGGATGCAGCTCACATAATCGAAAAAGCCAAAGTAAAGAAAGATTCAACATTTAGATCATCAGCAGTCAATTGGGGAAAGACTATTGAACATTTCGTTCCATTCATGACCAACTTCCCAGTACCACCTGAGGATGTAGTATTTCTAGGAATGCCTATTGATTATGTAGGATTTACTCACACGGATAGTAAAAACAAGTGTGAAGTTCATTTTATTGAAGTAAAATCAGGAAATGCAACACTAATGGGCAAACAAAAGAACATTAAGAAAGCAATTGAAGACGGAAGAGTTTACTGGCATGAGATAACAGTTGCAGGCAATCGAGCTGAAATTATTGAAGAATAATTAAGAAAAGAGTTGGTAATTCAACTCTTTTTTCTTATCTTTAAGTATGGATAAACACTCATTTAAGTTTAAGAATAAGATTTACGAGCTAACAGACAAGTGGGAACAAACTTGTATTAATGACTCCAAAGATTTTCAAATGGAACAATTCAACTATCTTTTACAAATAAAAGAGTACACTACGATGGAAAATCGAATAAATAACCAAATAATGCTTGGATACTTAATACAAAAGTAGTATACTATAGTATAATCAAAACAATAAAAATATGTCAAAGAATTCAGCAAAACAAAATTACCAATCACTAATGGAGTGGATTGCTACTCTAAAAAAGAAACCATCCGTAGAATTAAAAGAGCAGCCATCTGGAAAATTCTCAAAAGCAGATTATTATAAAAAACAAACAGATAGAAAATGAAAAAAACAGTAATTAAATTTTGGGCTGGGTATTGTGGTCCTTGTTCAGTTTACGCACCATCTTTTGAAAAAGTAAAGCAAGAACTACAGAGTGAACAAATAGAATTTGTAGAAATTAATGTTGAACAAGATCCTGAGGGTTTAGCAGGAGAGTACAAAGTGCGAGGAATTCCACATACAGTTGTATTGGAAGAAGGAATTGAACTAAGATCTAAATCTGGAAGATTAGGAGAAGAGGAATTAAAAGAATTTATTTTAAACTAAAACAAAACAAATGTTACGAAATCCAAACACTATCCCAGAAGGGGACACACTTATTGAAGATCCAATCATGGAACCTTTCTTCATTGTAAAAGCAACATCGGGAGGCTACACAGTTTACGAAAGAGTTACTAGAGGAGAAAAAGACAGAGCTTATTTTAAAACAATATGCTACCCATCTACATTCAACCACGCACTTAAAGTTGTAGCAAGAGAACTATTACATACCTCAGGTAACAAACACTTCAAAACAATCCAAGAGTACATAGGTACTTGGAATGAGATACAGAATAAGATGAACACAATGACTACAATCGACTAACGATGGGAGAAGTTATAAATCACATTTGTGGAACGTGTGGAGACTCGCACCCAAGTATTATTACCCTACCGGCACTTTTAGTTGCAGTAGCAGGATATTTTACTTATATTAAATGTAAAATCAAATCACTATGGAAAAGAAATTAGTAAGACATCAGGTGAAACATTCACCCAGTTCAATATTTAGTAAGCAAGATGTACTAGGCATACTTGATAGCATTGACGAAGACCCAATTAAAATACACCAAATGGAAGTAAAAGAAGAACCAACAGTATCTTTATTTGATTATTTAGGATACGCAGCTGGAGCACGGCTAGGAAAACAAGTTGCAGAAGCAGCTGTAAGATGCAACGAGAAGATTGCAAAGAAAGCAATAAGTACAAGAACTTATACGGGAGATGTTTTAATGTACAGACCACAATTCCTCAAAGAGTTTTTCAACAGTAAACAGAATTTCGACGCAATAGGCTCTTCTGAGATACTTATTTCAATCTCGGACATTCAGGATTATAAATCATAATATTATGAACGAAACAAATAATGACTGGTTAGTAACATCAGGAACTGGTACAGTATCGGGAACAGCATCAAACCTACAATCAGGTATCTCAATACATTCAGGAACAGCTATCACAACCATTACAGATGGTTCAAGACTAACCCTACAAGGAAACTCAACAATTAATTATTCAAACAACTTAGGCCAATTAGTAGCCACAACACCAGTAAACAAAATGACACCAAAACAAGTACAAGTAGCAGTATTCACAATCACAAGAGATGAGGATACAAGTGAAATCAATTCAACTAAATTTTTAAAACAATTATGGATTGAACAAAAAAATGGAACATCAATTGATCTATTAGTTGCAAAACAATTAGGAAATGATTTTGATCCTGAACTTACAATCATTAAAATTCTTTCAACAGTAAGCTTCTAATGGGACAATATAGAAAAAACCAGTTGTAATTGAAGCAATACAGTGGGATGGAAATACTGAACCAATGTTAGATTTTTGTAAAGGTATTGAATTTAGAGATGGAGAATTATACATTCAAACTCTAGAAGGGCAAATGCATTCTTCCAAAGGTGACTATATCATAAAAGGAATACAAGGAGAATTTTATCCATGCAAACCAGATATTTTTGAAAAAACTTACGAAGAAATTTGGGATTAATAAAAAAAGACCGTCAGTAATGACACGCACGGCAGCCGAAATGTAAAAGCGCTCAATGATTAGGCAATGCGAACGACGAAGACCAGATACCTCACTGTGCGTAGGTAAGTTTCAAAGCTGGTTGACGGTCTTAAAAATATAAAACACACCCCAGTAGATAGGTCCGCCAAGAAAGTCTTTAAACAACGTGGGAACTGCGGCTCTCCCAATGTGGCTGGAATGTTTTATAAAATACCAATGCTTGCTGTTAGGTTGATGACATAAGAAAAAGGGTTTATAGTACGATCAGCAAACCAGAAACCCTGCTCTTGTACAAGCCCCGTAACTGATAACTCGGTAGGCTACAAGAAAGACCCAGATTGGTAAGGAAGTTAGGTGGTGGAAGGCTTATAGTGTGAGAAATCCTGCTATAACGAGGTAGACACAAAAAAACTGCACTGAGGTTAAGCGATCCTCACGTTAATAAAAAAATTGATCAACGCAGGAGTGCGGATGCGGTGCCGGTTCGAGTCCGGCCCTAACTACAAATTAAAGATTACCGTTCTTTAAATTTAAAAACAAAAAATTATGGAAACACTAGTAACATTTGGTCTAGGTGCAGGTGCAGTTCTTATTATATTAGGGATTGTGGCAGTGGTTAGGTTAGTAAATCAAGTAAATGACTTAGAGAATATTGTAATGGATTTAGATATCGTTATAAATCAAAATGAACAAATGCTCAATCGTAGGATTGATCAAGAAATTGACAGAGTAGATAATATCACAAGTAACATCTACTCAGCAATAGATTCCAGATTAGATAAACTGGAGACAAAGATTACAAATAATAAACAAGTACTAAAAGGATAAAATAATAAAAGAACGGTATCTTAAAAATAAATTAACAAATAGTTGCAACGGAAATAAAAAAGGCGTATATTTATATATAGAACAAAAGCAAAATGAAAGCACAACAAAACATACATCAACAACTTAGCGCAGCGAGTAGAGCCATTAACATTTGGTCGGATTCGTTATGTGGACATGTTGTGATGGGCTTTACGTATAATAACGAACCGAAAACACAACCAGATTTGGGATGATATAAGAAATTATAACATATAAATTCTACCAAGAAACCCAAATCAATTAAAAAAGATTTGGGTTTTTTTTTACAATAAATTTGGATACCGTAAAAGGGATTCGTATATTGAAGCATAAGAAAAATAAATAGTTCATTGACGTATTGGATAAAATTAAAAGGAAGAGTGGACAGTTGGTTGTCAAGCGGTCTTGAAAACCGTCGCTCGTAATGGGTTGCAAGTTCGAATCTTGTCTCTTCCTCAAAATTGGTCTATGGTATAACGGTTATTACACTTGACTTTGACTCAAGTAATCGTGGTTCGATTCCACGTAGACCAACAAATAAACGGGTAGGAGTCGCGAGGTGCGACGCTTGCTTTGGGAGCAAGAGGCGGAAGGTTCGACACCTTTCTACCCGACCAAAGACTGTTACTAATTCATAGAGGCCCAGAACGTCGAGCATAGAATTAGATTTTGCCCTCTAAGCTTTAAAGTGAAGCACGATACTTTTAATATCGGGAAGAAGGAGCATTACCTTCAGGGGGTACGAGGGGAGTTTATTAAATTTAACTTCGGGGACTTAGAATCATTAACATTGCTGATCACAAAAGATATGGTTTAAAAAATTTAATTGACACTTTGGAATAGACATAGAAGCTTACCTCGTTGGCGTAATGGGAGCGTATTTCTTTTACATGGAAATGGCAGTAGTTCGATTCTACTACGAGGTACAAAAATGGTTCGCACTATAATATACCGTAGAGAACAGGAAGTGTAATTGGGTAGCAAAAGTCGTTCGGATACGACAGCCAGACTGTAAATTTGGTCCGCAAGGGAGTGGTTCGAGTCCACTGCTGCCCACAAACAAGGTAATCGTTCCCTGAGTTGGTGTGGCCACATTGGGACTCAAGAAAAGTAAAGTTACAGATGGATGCGTAACGCCTTGGACTACTATGACTTAATAATGATACGAGCTTCATACGTTCGCAAAATAACATAGTAGTCAAAATTGGACCTTTGGTATAGCTGGTGCGTACGCTAGTCTGAAGAACTAGAGGAGTAGGTTCGATTCCTACAGGGTCCACAATAAATTCCTCTATAGTGAAATGGTTATCACTCTTGACTGTTAATCAAGCATTCCAGGTTCAAGTCCTGGTGGGGGAGCAAAATTGGAGTGTAGCTCAATCGGTAGAGCATGTGACTGATACCTACAAGGTAGGAGGATCGTAACCTCTCACTCCAACAAAATGATTGTATAAGTGTATGGAAACACTGCCCACCGGTAAATTGGGTGCCTCAGGGCTAGGTTAATTTAAAGATGATGAAAGTGTCGCGAGTTAGTAATCATTATGGTTCGATTCCCCTTACAGTCACAAAATGGAAAGTAAATCAACATGGTGTTGGGTCCGCCTGCTAAGCGAGACGTTCGTAATTGGATTGAGTTCGATTCTCATTCTTTCCTCAACTACCAATTTGATCTAGGATCGAAAATATCTCATAAGTATTTTCAGACAAGAGCGTAACTTGTAATTGGTACTAACATGGTGATTGTAGCTGAATGGTAAAGCGTCTGATTGTGGTTCAGGAGATTGTGGGTTCGAGTCCCACCTTTCACACGACAACTCCCAAAGGGAGATTGACCTGGCCAGAGACTAGTTCTTGCAAACTCAATGCCTAAAGTTGAACTGCCAATCTACGGGATTGACTCTACATCCCTGTGGTGAAATGGTAAACACAACGGGCTTAAACCCCGTAAGCTGCTGGTTCGACTCCAGTCAGGGATACAATTGGTCTTATAGTTTAATTGGAAGAACTTATCACTACGAATGATAGAATGTAGGTTCGACTCCTACTAAGACCTCAACTGCCCGTATAGTTTAATCGGAAGAATAAAACGCTTCTAACGTTTTGGTCCTGGTTCGAGTCCTGGATGGGGTACTGTAGACTTTTTGAAAAGTTAGCCTATTTATAATAAACAATAGATATGGCTAACATCAAAGAGAATAAAAGATTTCACTTCATATATAGGACTACAAATCTTATAAACGGCAGATATTATCTGGGAATGCATTCAACTAACCGTATAGATGACGGTTATTTAGGAAGTGGTAAGAGATTGTATTATGAACTAAGTAAGTATGGTAGAAACAATTTTAAATTTGAAATACTGGAGCAATTTGATTCAAGAGAAGAGTTAGTTCAAGCTGAGATCAATTTGATAACAGAACAAGATTTAAAGAATCCAAACTGTTTAAACTTAAAACAAGGAGGCTCAGGAGGATGGTCTAACGAGGTAAGGGAAAAGGCAAAAATAGCTGCAAAGAGCTACATGGAGGACAAGTGGCTAATACCGGAGTATCGAGAAAAGATGATAAAAATAAGATACGATCCAGTGATCTCTAAAAGTAGGAATGAAAGAACTAGTGAAACACTTAAACTACATTTCGAAGATACCCCAGGAAACTTTGCAGGTAGGAAACACAAACTTGATACTATTCAAAAAATGAAAGAATCTCACAAGGAAGCAGGTATAGGAGTCAATAATTCACAATACGGCACTTGCTGGATTACAAACGAAGCAGAGAATAAGAAAATACACAAAGGAGATACAATCCCAGAAGGATGGAGATTAGGAAGAATTATAAATCAAAAATAAGTTATCATGTCAAAATATCAGAGAACCTTAGTTATTGATTCAAGCTTTATGGCTCGCAGCATCATATCGACTGAGCGTGCTTTCGTGATTTCATATAAGGGTAATGCAGAAGTTATAGCTGAACACCCAGAAACATTCGGATTAGTAAATCCAAAACTAGAAATTTTTAAACCTTCAATCATAAGGGTTTTCAAATATGTAAAACAGACTATTCAGAAAGTTCCTCTAACAAGAGAAAACATCTACAAGAGAGACAACTACGAATGTGTATACTGTGGATCAAGTTATGTGAAGTCTCTAACATTGGATCATGTGGTTCCACAATCAAAAGGTGGAGAAAATGCTTGGGACAATTTAGTAACAGCATGTAGAACTTGTAATTCAGAAAAAGCAGATTTAACTCTTGAGGAATATGGTAAAGAAATAGTAGAACCAAAAAGACCTCATTACTTAATGCTCTTAAAAACCTTAAACTATGTACCTAAGGAATGGGAAACATTTTTGTTCTTTTAGTAGGATATTAAAAATAAAGTTCGTATATTTAAGTATAAGAAAGCATTGAAGAGTCGACCCTCTACCAAATGTGCTACACCCACAGATGGATATCGAGAGGGAGCTACCGATTGATAAGTGACCGCACATGCGGTAAATGCCTAGGTGGTGGAATTGGTATACACGGCGGCCTTAGAACCCGTCTATTGAGAGTTCGAGTCTCTCCCTGGGTACAAGTGTAGGACCTGATTGCAGGATATGGGTAGACTTTATGTCTCAGAAGGACCGGAGTACTGGTCGCCTACAAAAAAATATTAGAGTTAGCTTATAGTAAAGCAGCAGGGGCTAACCTGCAGAACGGATACGAAAACCGGCTCTAATTATCTGCTTCTGACGCACAAATGGTGGTGCACTGGATTTGTAACCCAGAATAGAGTCGGTTCGATCCCGTCCAGAAGCTCAGCAGTCATTTGAACTAGCACTAGGACAATGACTATCAACGGAGGAAGCTAGTCTCACGGTTGATCCTGTAGGTTGTGGTCACCCTTAAATCCACATAAATAGACTCCTGCCCGGTAAAGTAGGTGGATGGTCCGGTTTTGGACTAAGCTTTACCAAACTGCGGCTATCGTATAATGGTCATTACTTTAGACTTCCAATCTAAAGATGAGAGTTCGATTCTCTCTAGCCGCTCAAGGGTGTGTGGGAACCCAAGAATATGTGATGAACATATACCCACAATCTGCTGCGTTAGTGAAGAGGTTAACACGTATCACTTTCTATGATGAGGCACGGGTTCGAATCCCGTACGCAGTACAAAATCGGCCATAAGAGGATTGGCTTGTGAGGCTAGCAAGCAAGTGGCATTTGGGGTTATAGTATAACGGCTATTACGATGGTTTTGCAAATCATAAATTGGAGTTCGATTCTCCATAGCTCCACAAAATCGACTATAAGAGGATTGACCAATGAGGGTAATTGGTAAGTAGTTGACAGCCTGGAAAGACAGGTAAAAAAGTCTAGTAGTGAAAAAGCATCATCCAACACTGTCACTGTTGAGTAGCCGGAGCATTACCGGTCTAGACTGCAAATCATAGGATTAATTACCCTATGACTGTTAGGTTCGAAACTGACGATTGATTATGGTGTAAGGGTGCACACCACCTCTGAATCTAAAGGAGGTAGGGGTTTAAGGTTCGACTCCTTATTA